AGTAGTGTTAGATTAAGTGCTTTCTTAAGTACTGGCTGATCATCTTTGATCTTCATGGTAGCCAGATTAAGTTTTCCAATATCTATTTCACTCATTCCAATCCATTGGAACAAGTTTCTTGTATTCTTACTTAGAATTTTTCCGGGTGTCCACCCTGCGGCAAATCCACAGTTAAAACAATGATAGACAAATCCATCTTTGTCTAGCTTGACACCACCACGTAGTCTATCATCTCTGCGTTCGCCTCTGTGAGAACAACAGGGCGCATCAAAACTCGTCCAACCACCAGAAGTTAGTTTTCGTTTAGGAGGAAGTAACGTCAGTAATGCAGATTGTATATCGTTCACACATACAGTTTAACTTCTATAGAGGATTTTGTCAACTGTTCCGGAGAATGCAGTATTTCTATTGTCCACATCAGTAGGGCCTTTAGCAGGAACGTGCTTAACTCGAATATATGAATATACCCCATTAAAATTAGCGTAGCCAATTCCGGTATAACCATTATAAGTTAATGTACTAACCACAGAATAGTTTTCACTGCTATCCGGAGTGTTGTCTAATGTGGCTTCAACGTAAACAGTGCCTTTGTAAGCGGTCATATAAACGGCTACAGTATGCAATGCTGAGTTTCCATTAAATGCTGGATCTGCATAAAGGTTGCCGCTGAAATTTTCATACAGACTAATTGCATCGTTCCATACTGGATTAAATGTAGTAACTGAAACGCTGTCTTTTAGCACCGGAAAAATATCATTACTTAGGTGTAGGGTACCGTTCATTCCATAATAAGTATTTGAATATGCGGGAGTATAACTACCATCAGTATCAAGTAACTTTACGCTATATTGATAGCTGGATCTATCTAAATCTAATGTATCACTTTCATTAAGCGTTAGCAGGGCCATGCCTCTTGTAGCAGTAGTACCAAGATCTAAAACATCTAATTCTTTCTCTACTATCAGTCGTTGGTTAATTGCATCAAACATACTAAACACAAATGTTTGGGTACTATGAATCGTAACCTTTTTCTGATCGCTGTTTTTAAACTGGACTCGAACTTGGTTCTTAATCCCTTTTTGTATTTTTAAGTCTCGTTGATACATAACCTGATTAACTCCCCTAGTAGTTGCGTCCAAATCTAATATAACGGCGAGAGTATTTGGATATAAATAGATTGGTAAATTTTGCATAAGAGTATTTATTTAAAAACAATGAGCGATCAGTTCCGAGACAATTTTCCCTTTATTTCATGCGTTAAATCGAATGATAAAGAATACGTAGGCATAGTCATCAACTTTGACGACTACATAGCCAGCATTTATGATTTATCTATGATACTAGGTGAAACAGAGCGCAAACTTTTCTTAGAAATGGGAGAAGTTTGGTGGTGGGAGAGCAATCGAAAAATACCAATAAACATTTTTCTAAAAACAGAAATGCAAGTGTTTAGGCCATTTATAAAAACGTTTAACTCAAAAGATGCAGAGTTAATATTTGGACCAACAGTAAACCTAAGTGAAATTGCTGAGAAACGTATTAAAAGAAAATCAATTCAATTAGTTCGATCAGTTAAGAGTAACTATAGCTAATCTTTTCACAAACTAAATTCATCTGTACTACCACTGCCATTGCATAGGCCACTGCATGAGCCTTCTTAAAGTAGTATTCACCGTCAGTGGGTTTCGTCCAAATCGTCTCCATAACCGTAGTCCAACTCTCCCCAATCAAATGTCTCTTGGCGGGGCGTATCATAGCCAAAACTGCCGCTAGTTGGAGTATACTCGTCGGTTTCATCTGTCTCAGGATGGAGCCGTGCCCGTTGACGTGAAATAGTAAGTTGCTGAAATCGTCCTGCTCTAAAAGGTCCCATAGTGGTTCTGCTTCCATTAAAGTGTTAAGATGGTTTTCATCTCTTATATCTTTATATATGCTTACATTCAAAAAATCTATCTTAAAGTACCCTCTATCCTCAGCTTTTTTATATTCTATGCTGGCTGTGTCTGTTAACGGATTATACGGTATAGAATGACAATATACTCCAGTATTGTGTTTTTTAAAAGTTCCATCTTTATCTACAATTGTCGCAGGGATGTGCTCAATAATATCAAGTACTTTAGTCCTATCAGCAAAGTCAATATCAATATCCGGCATGTCTAATTTCGTCGTATGATGGTGCGTAGTTACCGCGGCGTTGAACAGTAATACCTGCGGCTATGTTAGCAAATATTATAGCTTTTTCTATGTCTTTTGTAAAGAGATATTGGACAGCTAGTGCTGCCAAAAATGTATCACCGCATCCGCATACATCCATAACTTCTACTTTTTTGGTGGGATACATTTTGTCATTGTACATTGCACCCTTACTTCCTAATGTAACAATTAAATTGTCGTGTGTGGACGTAGAGTTCTTATATTCTAGTTCATTGACCTTAACAAACGTATCGGGCATGTTAAACATATTCAAATCTTGTTTTTTAGTGTCAATAAAAACAGGACATTCTGAATTTCTAATTAAAGAGTATATCTGATCGTCTGATAAAAATCCTTTGTTGTAATCTGATACAATAATAGCATCATAACTATCAATTGATTGTGGACACTGCCCGTCCCATCTCGGAACTACCGGTTCATCATCTACTCTAAGTAAATGTTGACCAGATCGGTCATCAATGAATCTAGTCTTTATAACAGGGCTATTGTTAGTAACAAAATCTGCATTAATGTTCAAGTTAATCAAATTGAGATTAACATTAGCAGCCATACCCTGCAGCTCGTAAGTATTGATAATTTTCAATACGGGAACAGGAGCTTCTGGACTTATTCTGTCCACAGTTCCTATATTATATTTGTCAGTACAACTATCACCGATTAGTAATACGTTGAATGATGTTTGTTGTTGAGTATCCATCTACTAGTTCCACAAATTTAATTTTTTTACAATGTTGAGCTCCGACAATTCTTTTATCTTTGTAATCGCTGCCCTTAACCATAATGTCTGGCTGATACATTTCTAGAATTTGTTCTAACTCTTCCTCGCTACTAAAAGTCCATACTGCATCAACACACTTTAATCCTTGGAGCATAAACGCTCGGTCACTTTGACAATTAATAGGACGATCTTGACCTTTAAGTTCCTTCACTCGGGCATCAGTATCGATTAACACCATCAAGTGATCGCCTAGACTTTTGGCATGCTCTAGTAGTTCAACATGCCCTCGATGCAATATATCAAATGTACCGTTTACAATAATCTTAGTCATTTCTGGCTATCACCTTTACCTACACGATAATTGTCTTCAACACTATCTGGTGTTGAGACTTCAATAACTGTACCTGCTTCAATACACTCTAATTGATGTGGCATACAGGGTGTATTGTGCCACACTGCACCATCACGCAATTCTTCTTCGTATAATTCAGCAGTCTTAGTATCAATCCATCGAACAATAAACTTGCCACTTTGTATATACCAAGTTTCTTCTTTGTCTTTATGGAAGTGCATACTGAACTTTGCGCCTGCGTTGAAGTTCATAAACTTTCCACAGTACTTGTCATTAGTGGCCCAAATAAATTCTGAACCCCAACCTTTTGGGACTAAACCTTTTAATTGTGTCATTCGGGTAGCTCCCTGAATCTTTGTAGAAAACTTTCTACATAGCAACTATATTCCCTAGGTTCGCTAACACTTTCTTTAATGTAGTGGATCCAAGTATGTCCTTCTAGCTCAATAGTATGCAACACATGAAATTTGTCCCCGTCGTTGCCGGACCATCTGCTTCCGTTTTTTGGTATTTTCATAATTCTCCACTTTCTGCTAATTTTAACATAAGACTATAATGTTCATGTGCTTTTTTTACTGCTGGATATTTGTTATACAAATATTTCTCGTGTTCTTTCTGTTCCATAAGCATTTCAAACATATGATAATGTCCTTGCTTTTTCATATTGTTAAAAACTTGTGCTTCAAAATCTGCAATACGTTCTAATTCACTTTGTGCAATCTCTACAGTATACAACGGTTCACTGTCATTTACAATATCTACAAGTGAGACTTTATTAAAATCCTGAGGATCTCTAAAATACTGCATGTTGATTCTGTGATAACGATGTGCTCGTTTATTTGTATCAAGTACACGAATTTGGTGCTGTTCGCAAAACTGTTTTATATTTTCCATAATTAGACATAGACCTTATCATCACCACCTGCTGGAGTTTTTACTCCGATAACAAATGACGGTTCGAGATAATTCGAATCGTTTATTTCGCCCGGCTCTAAAACAATGATGTCGCCTGCAATATACTTATTGCCATGAATCACACAGCTCCCTGAGATTATGAGTAAGGTTTCTGTACACATAGTATGATAATGAGCCTTGATAGGACCAACTGGTTCCGGAGTGTAACAAACTTCTGCCAGATCCGTTTGAACGGCCGCTTCCGGAAATGATCCTACAAACCATCCTCTAGCACCTGTATCTTCTAATTTAAAATATTTCACGACCACCTCAATATAAACATTGTTAGGTCAGCATCTTTTCTAAAATAAAATTTATCTTTCTTTTCAAACCATCTGCTACCTGACGGACCCATCTTTTCTTTGCACCATACTTGTGCCTGTTCATTAATATCTAGAGGAGTATTTTCTGCCCGAGCAATTTCAATCCATGTATATTCCATCCCCCAGCCAGACGCTTTGCCTGTTTTCATAGGACGCAATTCGGATTCGGCTCCGATATTTAAACCGCCAAACACCTGACTACTGATATTAGGAAATCCGGGAATAGTTGACATTAACTCCACCTTAAAATAAACATTGTGAGATCTTCTGGTTCTTTAAAAGAGAACGTAGTGTTACCAAACATGCTATGTATTGTCCAGCTTACCTGCATTTCAGTCCAGTCCTTTACTGTGCGTTCACTGATCCAGTTGCCAGGGCCGAACTGTTTAGAGCACCAATTTTCCATCTTACCATTTAGATGATATCGAGTATTATTAAATGTAATAAAATTCATCGCCATCTTAATATAAACATTGTACGATCTTTTTCATCGCGGAACCAAAAGCGTCGATCGTTCATATACCAACGGTGAAGCGGCTCTAGAGAACCATTTTTAGTTTCACGCCAAACGCTTCCAACTCCGCCGTAAGTCTGAAGAGCCCATTTCTCCATTTCTAGCCAGCTACCACCTATAGGTTCTATTGTATGATATTGTGAGCCATAGATAGTACCTTCGCTAAGAATTAAATCAGTTACAGGATTTAACATCAAGTCGTCCATTAGACGTTTATATGCTTGAGTGGCCCAGCTCTTTCCATGCTGACGTCCTAGAGACATTATTCGTTTACTTGTAAATCCAGTCATGACCACCTCAATATAAACATTGTAACATCTTTAGAGTTTTCAAATATAAAATCTCCGCCCCAACGTTCGTGTGAACCTTCACAGTTGTCTTCTAACCAACACATAATTTCAACAGCATGATTGTCGTCTATTGAATGTGGTAGCATAATACGAGTCCAACCTATACCTTGTAACATTCCCCAAAGTATTTCACGGTCAATTTCACGGGCCATAGCATTGCCGGCCTTGTTAATTATTTCTTCTTCTAGTGTCATGAACTATATCTCAATGAAAACCAGGTTGCTAACTTTTCTTCGTAAAAGATAAAATTAGTAAACCCTTTAACATCACCGATCATAGGATCCCAGCGGCTCTGATAAAAAGCAAAATCAAAATCTTTTCCCTGTATCATTCCATTAGTTCTCATCGCTTTAACAATTTCTATAACTTCATTAGGGTCTTTATCTAAAATTTTAATCACGGTCATTTAACTCCTGCCTCGACAAGTATTTCTTTAACAAGTGCTACATCTGCAGGAAATTCTTTAAATTTCTTTAACCAATACTTGATATCAAATGCAGGAGCAATCATAGCTAATTGTTCGTCATTTAGCTTACCTGCCATTTCTTTGCCAGTGTTACAATTTAACAATACCCAACAACTAATCTTGCCGTTGACAATATCATGTACTGCTTTGTTTAAACTTACGTAACTAAAGTAATGTGCAAAATTTGCATTATGCTCATCTCCCCATTCCATCATAGTTTGCAGGCTTCGTTGCACAGCAGATTCAACAGGCTCTACTTTAACCATATCAAAAAGATACTGCTCATATAGTTCATCTCTACACCAGTGATCCAGCTTAACTCCGCTCTTAATCACAAAGTCAATAAATCTATCCGGGTATAACGGATTGACATTATTAATGAAACTGCCAAATTTTACAAAGGCATTATAATAGGCACTGTTGCAAAAATGGTCATAGTTCTTAGAAACTTTGGCGCCTTGTGTAAGTTGATAAAAGCGATTATAGGCCATAAATCCCGCCTGGACACGCTTTTCAGTTTCTTGTAGTGCGCGGCGTTTTCTTTCGCACATGTGAGCAACAAGAGTCTTCTCTTTCATAAAACTCTTGCTACAATGTACGCAAATAAAAGGCTGTTCTACTAATGCAATCATTGATATACTTTTCTATCTTTCTTATCAAAGCCCATGGCATCAAATAATTCTTTGATGTCTTGCTCAGTCATTAGTTTAGCTAGTAATTTAATATCTTCAAGTTTATAAGTTGGATGCAATTCTGCTAACAACTTTTCAATTTTGTTTAATTCTTTTTTAAGTGCAGGCAAATATGGATGGAAACTTTTAATCCCTGCACCCACTGCGGAATAAAGTAACCAATGTAATTTTTCATGATTCTTACTTAGTTCCCAATGATTCTTATTGACCATTTCATTAGTCATTTCAACAAACCATTCCTGGATATCTCTATCTCTAGTATCGACATTACTGATGTATCGCATCAGTACATAAGGGCTAAATTCTTTTAGTTCAGCTTCAGTTAGATTATCATAAAAGCTATAATCTTTATTATCTACCGCCGCAAGTAATCGAGCTAAATCAAGTGCCCGTTTCTTTGGTTCTTTTTTAGGTTTTGTTGTTGCCATGATCTTTACTTAAATGATAAACAGTCATTAATTTGTCTAATGCAATTTTTACAGCAGGATTAGTTTCTGCAAGTTTTTGTATCTCTTGCCATTCTCCCCATGCCCCGAGTGTTGTGCTCGGAGAACCGCCGCCAATACCGAGACCGCCATTAGAATCGATACGCATCACTCCTTGCGCCATTATTCCATGGAACTTCATACCGGATGCCACTGTACTTCTTCCTTATCTTTACTTAGGTGATGTATTATTATACACTGTTCCAGAGCTTTTTGCAAGGTAGGATTCGTCCGGGCGGCCCGGCGGATTTCACCCCAAAGTTTATCTTCCAATATATGTTCATGTAAAGGTCGACCATCGTCTGTACGTGGATCCGTTTTACCCTCCATTTCATACTTGTAGCCGATTAGTTTTCGTTCAGTTTTGCCGGATTCTCTAGCGTAGACTTCTTCGCCGTTCCGTTCATAGACATAAGTTGCGCCTGGTGTCAAGGTACCCATATTTTTACCAACACCTAGTATAATCCACAATTTCACTTTGGCGGCTAACTTCTTTGACAAAGTAAGCACACATTGGTTTTGAACCTGCCGCTAACGGAGTACATAATAATTGTCCAGGTTTCATTTTAGGAAAATACCACTTAACATCTGGATAGATATCTATAATATCTATTTCATGAAATTCTGGTCTAAACCCATTAATAGGATTGAAACAGTATGTCTTAAATCCGCGATCATTTAAACTTGTCAGAGGCAATACTTCCATGTCAGGTCCTTCGGGATCTCCTACGATTGTACACCAGTCTAGTGGCATAGTAAGATCATATGGTCCAATTTTAAGCACTGCGGCTGGCCCTGTAAAGCTCTCAAGAAAGATAAGAGGGATAAAGAAATAGTCAGGGTTTTGATTATCGCTATTGTCAAGTACTGAGAATCGTAAGTCCTCATCTACTTCTTCGGGTAGATCATTCAAATAGAATGTTTTGTTTTCTAATGTTAAGATTTGCATTTTTAATATTTCACTTTTTGAATTTCGAACGGATAATGAGCATCTTTATAAAACTTCTTCCGTTGTGTAAGGTGCCGCTTGGCGTACTTAGTTGACGCTGTGAGATCCCAGATTTGGACGAAGTCCTTGTCGTCCGCTTTTCGAATGCCGCGCCCAATTGATTGTATAACCCGGACAAAGCTCTTTCCGGGCTCCAAAAGAACCATATTAAAAATCCTAGGGATATTAATACCCACAGCGGCCACACCATAAGTCGCCACAATAATCTTATTAGTACTAGTTTTAATTTCGTCATATGATTCTTTTCTATCTTTAGTTTTAACAGCACCTGATATGAATACGCTGTCTGTAAGTTTTTCAGTTAAAAATTTTCCGCATTCAATTCTATCTACTAAAACTAGCGTGTTGCCTGTAGCTGAGATATCATTAATAAGATTAGCAATAAAGGTTAATCTGTTCTCGTCAGTGACTAGATATTTTAATTCTCCTGCGTAACTTTCAAACTCTTTCCACTCTGCGGTTTGAATAATATTCACATGACAATCACTAAGCACACCTTTTTCTTGTAGTTCGTGGGCGGCGACTCTGTGTACAACTTCGCCAAGACTAGCACGTAATGCTTGGAATTCGTGGTCTTCTTTTGGAACGGTTCCAGTTAATCCCCAGCGTATGGGTGCATTAGATAGATTATGAGTAAGGAGTGTTTTTAGTACATCAGCCTTGGCCATGTGTACTTCATCAACCATAACCGTAGCAACACCATCAAGTAATTCTGCTAAGGTTAACAGTTCGGTATCTCGGCCAGAATCTTTAGATTTTTTGTCAAGAATATTAAGACTTTGCCAAGTACATATTGTATGGGTTTTATCTAAATCTTTTCTGTCACCGTAGTAAACACCTACGTCTAATTTACAGTTAATGAAGTCTTCCTCTGTCTGTTCCACAAGTGACTTGTTAGGAACAATGGTTATTGTCCGACCATATTTTTCACAGATTTTTGCCAATGTAGCAGTGGTAATTGTCTTGCCAAAGCCTGTAGCAATCTCTTGAATACTTTGCGGATTTTCTAAAAATTTATTAACAACTTCAACTTGATCATCACGTAGCCGAATTTTATCACCGGCAAATCTATGTCCAACAGGCCATGTTTGATCACCCCAAAAATCTTCAAAAACTTCAGGGAAATCCAACTGTATAGGACGACGATGATCTTCAACTTCAATATAATAATTTTTGGCTTCAAGGTACTCTAATACCTGTGGCAACATTGATAGATAAGTAGTGCCGCCTAACCCAAAGAAACTAATTGCGCCGTCCCATCTACCTAGTTTAAAACTAGGTCTATACCGTGCAGTAGGGTCTTCATACTTGAATTTTTTGACCAGTGCTTTGCGTGTATCAAGATCTAAATTTTCAATCTTGATATTCACTTCGTCTTTAATAACAATTTTACAGGTTGCCAAAATTAAAATTCCTTTGTTGTTTCTTTTCCATCATATGAATTACATTATGGTGCCATTTTAGTAGATTTTTAATAGAATAATGAATGTTATAAAAGTTAAAATTTACAACAGAATTAAATTTTATTTTTTTCTCAATTAATGTTTTAGGAACTTTACTGCTAATAAAGACTGCTTTACTATTTTCGGTAACAGGTGAGTTAAGATTGTTTTCTCTAATAAATTCATTGAATTTTCCACCAGTTTCGGTGGGTAATCTAAACAAGACACTTACTTCATCATTAGATATTCCAATTGACTTTAGAAAATTTAAAGACTGCTCTATTTTTTCTAGTTCAGTGCCACCTGGTATAACAAACAACACTGGCAACAACTGTTTTACAATGTCTTTAATATCATGAATTGTGGTTTTTTCCAAATTTATGGAAAATTCACCCTTAGGATCAGTCTGTAGGAAATTCTTTACGGCGGGCACAGCCAATTTCCATTCTTCAGAATCCTCAACGGCTCCGTCCCATGTAAAAATTCCTAATTTTCTTGCATAGAACAAGTTTTCAATAATGTTTGAATTTGTAGGTTGAGGAATTTTCGGTGAAATATTCAAAAATACCAGATTTTCTCCATTGAAAGAAACCATAGGAACATGGTTCTCAATATTGTTTTCAATTTCTTTGATTTGATTCTGATAATTTTTAAATTCTTCATCTACTGCAAAGTTTTCTTCAATGGCAATTTTGCTTAATAGGTTAAGCGAGTGTTCATCGAGTGAAAAAATCCATGATTTTTGCTCAGGATCCCATTGACTATAGTTTAGATTGGATTTTTGTTCCTTAAACTTAGCCAACAGGGCTTCGTTGTATGGAAATTCGGCTTTAATGGCCTTGCCGTACAATGTATGTGGAATAATGTTAATTCTTTTAAGTGCAGATACTGTTCTACGAGGAAGTCTAAATGTGGGATTTTCTAAAAACGGAGAAATTTGTGTACCAAACATAACATCTAATTTTGATGACTGTCGTTTTAATATTTTTACAGACAACACTTCTTGTTTTTCTGTAAATCCAGTGCCTCTGGCAATTTGATCATGAAAGCTGTGTATTAATTTTAAGTCATATGGATTGATGGTCGAATTTCGACTCATTGCCAATGCGATTACCAGGTCTTCAATATACATAAACTTATTATAACACAAAATAAAAAGGAGAGCAAGTCTCCTTTTTGTTTACAACACTACGTCTTCTAGTCCAGCAGTGCGTAACTTGATGATGTTGCTAAGTTGCCATTGCTTGATATCCAACGCTTTGATAATTCCTAGCCATTGGTTACGTAGCATGGCAAATTCGTTGATAATTTTTTCCATATCAACCACATCTGCTTCGCCGTCGACATACTTTTCTACATCTCGACTACTTAGTGCTCTTTGATAACTTTCTAGATACTTTTTAAATGCTTTACTACGTGTACGTCTTAATTCGATATTCAAATATTCAAGTACAGCTTCAAGCTCTTG